TTATGCTGTTTCTGACTCTAAAATTGATAGTGTCTGGCGATATTCTGTTGCAGTAGGTATTCTTATGAATTCTACAGTATTGTTATAGTTTTCTTTCACTACCTTTTCAATTTCATCAAGTGATACATGGAAAAATTCTTTACGAAGATTAATTCTATTTACACTTTTTTGCTCAAAATATTTATGAAGTGTATTCTCTAGTTCAGGGGCATTTTCTGAAAAAATCATGGCATGTACATCAAATTCGAAAGGTACTGATGCACTGCTCAGTTCTTTAACACGATCCATTGGTTCAAGACGACGTGTCATACCAATTTTGTATATGTCTTCCCCAAAAGAACCTATGTTTGATATTATATACACATAACCGGCCCTGGCATTTGCTTCTCTTTCAAGCACAGTTTCTTTCTCTTTTTCCAGTTCATTAAGTTTCGATTCTAATTCTTTTATCTTATCTATATATAACTGTTTTTCTATGTCATTTTGAGTTTTTTGCATATAGGCCATGAGCTTTGTAATTTCATTGGTGAATTGCATTTGATCCTTTTCTATTTTGGCTTTTTCCTTTTCTATTTCTCTACGAACTTTTTCTTCTTCAATCATCTGTTCCTTTATTGCCTTTTGTTGTTCACGCTCTTGTTCCTTTTTTAATTCATAAGTATAAATTAGGTTTAATTCTTCTAATTTATATTCCAAAATACGTTTTGACAATTGGATACCATCTACGGCGAAGATTTTATTTAAGGACTCAAAGCATTTAGATATTTTATTTCTCATGGAATCTATATTCTTAGTTGAGATGTTCATGAATATATTGTCACATTCTGCATTCAGACATCGTATGATCTGCTTAATATTATTATTAATTTCTTGCTTTGAGCCATAGGAAGTAACTATTACATATTCCTCCGATTTTAACATATCCTGTTCGTCAGACTTTAAAAGGGCTAATTTATTTTTACATTCTTCAGATGTTATTCCGTCATAATCGGAAATTTTATAGTGTTCTTCAATTAATGATTCATGCAGTGAAAAAAGTTCTTCTTTTAGAGCATCAAGTTCATTATTAATTGCTGTCTTTTGTCTGCTTATCTTTTCAGAATAATCATTAAAGTTATCTTGCATGGTCTTTTTCTTATTATCGTATTCTTCATTAATGTCACGACAAGCGATGTCATGCAATATTTCTTTTTGATGAAAATTTGAGTCTAAATCTTTTATTTTATTCTCTAATTGATCAATTGCCCCATAGTGCTTGTTTATTTTGTTATTTTCAATTATCTGTAGGATTAATAAAACCAAACCTATAATACCTGGAACAATAAAAACCCATAAAGCAAATAATAAGCAGATTAACCAAGTTTGCAAATACCATTTTTGTTTCATACTCATTCCCTCTTCCATTGTATTTTTATTAAAAAGCCATAGGCTATTTTAATCCTTATTTGTCTGTGCTTTATTCATCAAAGAAAGCATCATCATATTTTTTCATATCTTCGGTCACTTTGATATCTGTACGTTCGTGAGCAGCATTTGGCATAAGATGTGACTTATCTCCTTCTGACTTTTTCTTTATCAGTTTCGATATATTTGAAGTTTTACAGCGATTGTATTCCATTTCTAGGACCGTATCTACAGTATGTCTACCTTTATCATCTATGAAAATATATTTATCTAAAAGACTCTGCTCTGCTTCGGTAATAAACGATTGATTTTGAGGATCCTCTTTTTCATTCGTACCTAGTAGTTCGTCAGCGCTTACATTTAATACTTTCGCAATTTTTTTTATTATTGCAACTCCGGGTTCTCTATTACCACTTTCATATAAAGAATAAGTGGATTTAGCAACACCTATTTTTTCTGCAACATCCTTTTGAGTCATTTTTCTAGACGTGCGAGCTTCTTTTAAATTTCCGTGAAAATTATTTTCCATTAAGATACCTCCGTTAAATTGATTATAAAATTCCCAAAGATGTTTGTCAATAGAAAAGTTTGCATTATGAAAACATTTTAGGGGATAAGGGGTTGACAAGTTTGCTTAATGCAATTATAGTATAATTAAAGTTTGCAATTAGCAAACAATAACGGAAAAGAGGTGATTTAATGTTTAGAAACTTAGAGGCTGAACAGGCTAGGAACGCTTTTACAAATCAGGAAGTTGCAACTCATTTAGGAATTTCTAGAACATCTTATGAAAATAAGAAAAAAACTGGGAAATTTACTACATTTGAAATAAAGCTATTATGCAGACTCTTTGATAGTAAGTTCGATTATCTTTTTGAGAGTGAGCTGGATAAAAAAACAGGTTAATAACTGAGGATATAAGGGGAAGAGGAAGGAATGGTGAAATATATGGAAATTACATTATCGTGCAAGTCCTGTAGGCATCGTAGCCGTTGCCCGGATCGAAGTCGACGGTATCCCTGCAAAGATTATGAGAGAAGAGTTTTAAGTACGCAACAAGTACAACCAATATCGCATAGGCTTAAGAGAAAGAGAGGTGTTACATATGCAGATCATGGAAATGAAAATCGGTAATACACTTATTCGTGCTCACGATGATTGTTTTGTGAAAACAGAGGAAGAAAAGCAGGAGATCCTTGATAATGTTGGACGGATTGCGTCCAGTATTTACAGGGATAAAGAGAAGAAAGATGAAACCGGCTGATGCCGGTCGGAACAGACAAGCAGTAAGGGAAGGAGGTTTTTCATGCAGATGTATTTCACAAACTTGGAGGATTATAAAGGCGTAAGCAAACACCCTCTAAGGGATAAGATAGTTTGTTATGTACGCATGACACTGATTTTTGTTGTAAGTATATCTTTGATGCTTGCGGTATGTGGAGCACTGGAAGTGTTGTAAGAGGAGGTGAGGAAATGAACTCATTAAATTGGACACAGGAAGAGATCGAGAGCCTGACCATAAACACTTTGGAAAGAGCGATCGATGCAGGGAATTTGGATCCCCTGATAATAAACGATGGTCATATTATTGGCTGTGAAAATGCAGAAACCCCAGGAGCGGCAACTCCCAGGGATTCAATGTAACTCGTAATTATTTTACACCCTTATTATAAGGGATTTATAGGAGGAATGCAAGATGGCTTATTGCAATAAATGTCCTTACTGCGGTGCTAATCTGGACCCGGGAGAACATTGTAACTGTAAAGAAGAAGCCGCGGAGGAGCAATCTTCTGTAGTGAAGATTGAGTATCAGTTCCAGGAGAAACAGAATGTCGGTTGATAAGTTGGTGCTCGGTAGCCGGGAAGAATGGCTTCAGGCAAGAAAAAATCATATTGGTGGTTCTGATGCCAGTGCCTGTGTGGGAGTAAATTCTTATAAGTCTAATGTAGAACTTTGGGAAGAGAAGACTGGATTGCGTCAGCCGGAGGATATTTCTGGAAAGGATTATGTGATTTATGGAACTAAGGCAGAGGAATATCTGAGAGAATTGTTTATCTTGGATTTTCCGGAGTATCAGGTTTTCTATGATGATAATAATATGTTTCTTAATTCTGTTTATCCGTGGATGCACGCTTCTCTTGATGGAGAGCTTGTGGATCAGGGCGGGCGGAAAGGAATATTAGAAATTAAGACAACCAACATCCTGCAATCTATGCAGAAAGAAAAATGGCAGGATCGGATCCCGGACAACTATTTTTGTCAGGTGCTTCATTATCTGGCTGTAACCGGTTATGAATTTGCAGTATTAAAGGCCCAGCTAAAAAGCGAATGGGGCGGAGAACTGAGAATTACAACTAAACATTATTTTATTGAAAGAAAGGACGTAGAGGAAGATATCAAGTATCTGATTGATGCCGAAAAGCGGTTCTGGAGTTATGTGCAATCGGGCAAACGACCGGATCTGATACTTCCTGCCATATAAGGAGGTAGTTATGGAGTTAAAAATCTATAAACCGCAGGACAACGGCTTCCTGCAGAAGATTGATTGGAATTTTGAGGATTTAAAAACAGAGATCACCGCATCTGCCTTGGAATATGAAACATCGGTCTATACAGATGACACGATCAAGGCCGCCAAAGCAGACAGGGCGAAACTGAATAAGTTTGTTGATGCTCTAAACGGGAAACGGACAGAGATACGCAAGGTTCTCCTAAAACCAGATGAACAGTTTGGGAAGGAAATCAAAGAACTGACAGGGATTGTCCAGAAAGCAATTGATAACATTGATACCCAGGTGAAAGGGTATGAGCAACGCCAGAGGGATGAGAAAACAGCAAAGGTCCGGGAGTTTTACGAAGAGAATATCCATGATCTTTCTTCTATTCTTCCATTTGACCGTGTTTTTAAGTCAGAGTATGCCAATGCTTCTACCACGATGAAATCTATTAAAGAGGATATACTGGCTCTGATTCAGAAGGTCGATGAAGGTCTGGCTATTATCAATGAGGTTGATAGTAAGTTCGCGGGAGATATGAAGGAAGTGTTTCTTCGTACTTATGACATAGGATCAGCAATGGCAGAGAGAAACCGCCTGGAAGCTGCAGAAGAAAAGCGCAAAGCTTATGAGGAAGAACAGGCTCGTAAAAAGGCAGAACGGGAAGCTGCTATTCAGGCACAGACAAGCAGGGTAATTAATGCAGGGAAGGCGCCGGTAACTTCTACGCCTCCAACACAGACTCAGCATGTAGCTCAGACTACTCCTGTTGTGGAAACTGTAGAGGATCCTGTACATATTCTGGATTTCCGTGTCCATGCAACGAAAGGACAGTTGGACAAGTTAAAGGAGTTCTTAAAAGCAAATAGTATCCGGTTTGAGCCGGTACCGAAAGGAGTGTAACGATCATGGGAGTAAATAACAGCCTTGCTAAGAGGCCAAATAAGACAAGCCTTACCGCTTATCTTACTCAGGATGCAGTGAAAAACCAGATCAGCAGCGTGGTAGGTGGGAAAAATGGAACCAGATTTATTTCCAGCATCGTGTCTGCAGTTCAGGCAACACCAGCGCTGCAGGAATGCAGCAATCCAAGTATTTTAAGTGCTGCACTATTGGGAGAAGCACTTAACCTTTCCCCCTCCCCCCAACTGGGACAAGTTTATCTGGTCCCTTATGATAACAAAAATAAGGGAGTAAAAGAAGCTCAGTTTCAGCTGGGGTATAAAGGTTATATTCAGCTGGCGATCCGAAGTGGTCAGTATAAAAAGTTAAATGTTTTAGCAATCAAGGAAGGGGAGCTCATTCGCTTTGATCCTCTCAATGAGGAAATAGAAGTAAATTTGATGTTGGACGAATGGAAAAGAGAGAATACCCCAACTATCGGCTATTATGCAATGTTTGAATATACCAACGGTTTTAAAAAGGCAATGTACTGGAGCCGGGAGAAGATGCTGGCACATGCAGATAAATACAGCAAGGCATTTCATGTGGATGCTGTAGTAAGCAGGAATCCAAAGTATAACAGGGTATCTTATGAAGATTTTTTAGCAGGAAAGTATCCAGAAGAAGACTCCTGGAAATATTCCAGCTTCTGGTATAAGGACTTTGATGGAATGGCATATAAGACAATGCTCCGGCAGCTGATTAGTAAATGGGGAATTATGAGCATTGATCTGATTCAGGCTATCGATGCAGATATGGCTGTGATCAGGGAGGACGGTACTGCAGATTATGTGGAAATGGAAGAAGTCTCTGAGGATAATGTGGTTGCAGAGCAGGAGGCAGAACCTGCAAAACAGGAGCAGCCGGTTCAGGAATCAGTAGAAAGCCCGGAAACGAGTGTGGAAGATGATTTCTTTAATAAATAAATTCCAGTAGAAAGGAGGAAGAGAAAATGAAAATTAGCCTTGACAGTTTGGGCAATGGAGTCTTGTTGGAAAGAGTAAATCTGGCATTGGATCAGATTGCGAGAAATATCATGGATCCCAATACAGATCCAGAAAAGGCACGCAAGATTACAATCACTATGAAATTCAAACCGGATAAGAACAGGAGGCATGTGAAAACCACACTTGAAACTAATATCGCTCTGGCTCCACCTCTGGCAGATGAAACAATGCTGATGGTGGGACAGGATTTGAAAACAGGACGTATTGAGATGAATGAGTTTGGTAATAATCAGCAGCCTGCACGAGTTGTAGGAGAAGCCTATGTGGTAGCTACTGAGGAAATTCCGCCTAAGTCCAAAAACTTTGATCCAGAGACCGGAGAAATCATTGAACCGAACCAGTATCAGAAACCTATTAATTTAAGAGAAGCAAATTAGAGAAGGAGATCCTAAACATGGAAAATTTGAAAGAAGCTTTACAGTACATTGCAGGACTTGGAGTTGATGCAGAGAAAACGGAAGTACTTGATATCAACGGTAAGACCTATGCCAATAAGAATCTTACCCGTTATGACAAGATGCCAAAGGCAGATAGGATCAAAGCCTCCACCCTTACATCTATGGTGGATTACATTTATCAGTGTAACAAGGAATTTCCTGGCAGCATGATTATACATATTGTAAGCCCCACCAGAGTATTGCTGATGTCAGCACTCGATAAAGAACGGGAAAGAGAAGTACTGTTTGAGGTCAATGCAGAAACATCTGAATTCCGTTTCGATCAGTGGTATGAGCAGGAACGCATGATGATTGAAATGCAAGCTAATTTTCAGAAGAATGAGGACCTTGAACTGGTATTAAAAGCAGTTGGAAATATTGTGAAGAAGAATGGGGAGACCTATTCTGATGATGGTTGTTCCCAGGTTGCAACCATGACCACAGGAATTGCAACAAAAGCAGATGTAATTGTGCCTAATCCAGTAGAGCTGATCCCATATCGCACATTCCAGGAAGTGGGACAGCCGGCAAGTAAATTTGTATTCCGGATCGCAGACAAAGAGGTTCCAGCCTTTAAGATCGTAGAAGCAGAGGGCGGAATCTGGAAGAACGAAGCCATTTCAAATATTAAGACTTTTCTTATGGAACACCTTTCAAATATGGATACGGAAATAAGAAGTAACATTACAGTAATCGGTTAATTGAGTTTACCTATGTGGTTTTATATGTCACGATCTAAAACCAGTGAAGCCCCCTCGCTGTTCGTCAATGAGCAGCGAGGGATTTCCAAAAGGAGAGAATGTGAATAGCTAAAAATAGAGGAGGCGGTGGCCTGCATGAATTATATAGCCGAAATCAATTCTTTCTGGGATTCGATCATCCTAAATCCGTTGTCTACAGGGCAAGTTGCTTTATGGTTTGGATTAATGCACATAAACAACAAATGCAACTGGACAGAGTGGTTTACAGTGTCGAATCAGGTGCTTTCTATACACACAGGGCTATCGCGGAGTGGGATATTGAAAGCGAGAAATGAATTGAAGCAAAGAGGGCTGATTGATTTTAGAGAGAGGGGAACAAAAGCAACCTCTTATAAAATGGTTACTATATCAAATAGTACGCAAGATGGTACGCAAAACAGTGTTGAAGTTAGTACGCAAAATGGTAAGCAAGATAGTACGCAAAACAGTACCACATTAGATAAACAGAAATTTAAACAGAAACTCAAACAAAAACAAAAGGGTGCAACTAAAGTCTCAACAAGAAAATATTCGGAAGATGTTGAGCTCAATGATGCGATACTTGCATTTATCGCTTTCAGGTTAGATATAAAGTCTGCCATGACGGACCACGCCATTGACTTAATGCTAAAAAAGCTGGAGGAGATGGCGCCAGGGGATTCCCCTGCTAAGATAGCAATTTTAAACCAGTCAATCATGAATGGCTGGAAAGGAGTTTTTCCATTGGGTGACAAGTCTGTAAAAAAATCTGGCTCCACTGGAAAGCAAAATCAGTTTCAGGACTTCCCCCAGAGAAATATTGATTATGATGCAATTGTAAATGCTCAGCTTCAGGAAATGTAAAGGAGGATTGACCATGAAAGAGATGGATCCTGTTGTCAGGCAGGAAATTGATGGAGAAGCAAAAATAGAACCTTCTCACTGGTATGAAGGACATATCAGCCTGGAAGATGCAAAGACGTTTATTAAAAGTAATATAACAACGGCAGCCCGTTCCTTTATTGCCATTGGATTTTATTTGAAATGTGTTAGAGATCGGGGATTATTTGAAGAAGATAATTATCAGGATGTCTGGGATTTTGCTAAATCAGAATATGGGATAAGCAAAAGCACAGCCAGCCGTTATATGTCCATGAATGATCGTTTTTCTGAGAACGGAAATAGTCCCAATATAAAAACAGAATACAAAGCATTTGGGAAAAGTCAGTTGCAGGAAATGCTATATCTGGAAAACGAACAGTTGGATCAAGTAAAGCCTGGGGATAGAGTGGAAGATATCCGGAATTTACGAAAACCAAAGGAGATCCCATACATAGAGCTACCAGGGCAGATGGATTTTGAAATAGATTTTCCTGACATTCTGCCTCCGGGTCAGATAGAGCAGCCCATAACCAATCAGAAACAGACCTTTGAAATGAATGTGGTGGATCTGCTGTCTGGTGAGAAACAGGATGCTATTGCGATATCGCAACAGGATGCAGATGCGAATAGTAAGGACTTTGAGGATAAACGAAAAGAGGAATGGCTGATCCGCTGTGAAGTTCTTAGACAGATGTGCAATACTCTTTGCCATATGCATTCCAATGGTCTGGAAAAAGATAATTATAGTATGACAGCAATTCAAAGAATATCAAACGGATCCTATAGTTTTGGATTTGGTGATGATGGATCTGGACATTCCAAATATAACGTTGAATATAAGAAATCCAGGTATCACGTAGAGGAATTTGATGGAATTAGAAGTTGGGTATTTGAATCAGGGGAGATTGATCAGGATATCTGGAATTATAATGGACGTGATTGGCACAATGCGCATCCGGTTCAGCAGAAACAGGAAACCTCTCAGATCGAGGATATAGGATATTATGACCCAGATGATGAAAAAGAAGTAGATGAATCCTATAGCTACGCAGGAATTCCAAAAGCTTCTGACCGGCACGTAACAATGTTTGCCCGGTTATTTGTCCAGGATAATGCAAAAAGATTGATTTATGGAGGTATGGCCATTGGGATCACTGATGAAAGAATCATCGAAATGCTTAAACTTAGGTATTCTGGTCGCAAGGAAGATCCTATCATCATTAACAATGATGTGGAAGTTTCAGTAGCTGAAGAAATTATTGAGTTTTACCGTGGTGACGAAGATCTGGGTATCTGTCTTTTCCAGAAGTTTTGTAATTATGCCAGGAGGCAGATTGATGAATATGTAGAAAAGCAGATGTCAGAAGAGAATACGGAGGGAAATCAAGAAAACGTTATTGAACAACCAGGAAGCATACCGGAATCCTCTGAAAGCGTAATTGATGGAGAATATGAGGAAGTTCCGTCAGATCAGAAAACTCCTGATTATTCACCACGGTATTTTCTGGAGGAGCAGAAGGATAAGCTTGATAATTACCTGAGGATCTCAAAGGGAAAGGAGTTACTTCCTGCAGATATTAAGACTATCGAATGCCAAAAGACAATAGTTGCAGCACTGGCCTGTATGGTGGCGGAATTGGATAAGCCAGAACCGGATCCGGAATCGGAACCCGAAAAACAGGAACAGCCGGAGTTGCCTATACTAAAAAATAATGATCAGCGTGCTGCCTTTGTGGATGCCTATGAGACATGGCCTTTGTGGATTGAAACAAAAGAGACCGGAGAGAGGTATTACAGGTACGATCTTCCAAACGGGACCAGTATGGTGGTCAAGGTGTACCATGCTCAGCTGTTTGATTACAAAGCCACTGGAAAGAAATATGAGGACCGATATTATAAAGGGTATGGCAAACATGAGTATTATTACCTGAAGGAAGGAGAGTTCTTCCGAGATTGTGAGACGAACCGGTCCTATCTGATTGAGAGATTGAAAGAGCTGCAAAAGAAAGTGAAGGGGGATTAAGATGGCAGAACAAAATGAAATGTTAGAAATTGTAACTCCAATGGTGGAACATGTATGTGATCACCTGTGCAGGTTCCCTGGGGAGATCAGTGATCAGGAGGAGTTGGACAAGATCTGCGGAGGTTGTCAGATGGGAGATCATATCTGCAGTATCCTGAATACATACAACTGGGTGAACAGTTCTGGGATAGAAATATTACAAGGACAGGCTGTGCATGAGAATATGGTGGCTTACTGGAAGTGGCATTTAACGGAACGGTTTAGCCGAGTAGTTTGAGGAGGCGGTAATATGCAAACTAAAGAAGCTATGAATGTATTAATTGCATTTGCTTTGTGTCATTTAGATGATGATGGATGTCCATGTGGCAGATGTCCGGCATCCGGTAGTAATTGCTCCGGATGCGATAATGAGTACACCAATAAAGAAAGGTTGCGAGAAGCAGTAGAAATTGTAGATTGCTTGAATAATTGAATTAGGATTTAAATGATTTATTGTTCTTTGATAATTGAATATTGATAGTTGAGCAGTTTCTTAGTATAATCAGAGTATAGTCAGCAGGGGGGGAGGGAAAATAAAAAGTATGTTACTTCTAAGTGTAATGCCTAATCTACTATTTTTACCTTTAATAATTGTTTCAATTTTGTTAGTCACAATTACTTTTATCTCTGTTACAATATATGAAAAACAAACTAGAAGTAGTGAAAAAATATTAAAAGAAATGTTTTTGAATAATGAAATCTCTGATAAAGAGGATTCTATCAAACATATAATGACAAATATTCCAGCTGGACTTAGTGAAGAGGATTTTTTTAATAGACTAAAAAAGGAATTGTTAGAAATTAGTTATCTTCAGATAAAAAGTCCAGATAAAGCAGGCAACGAAAAATCAGTTTATTTACTATTAGAAAAGCATCATCAGCAAGCATTACAACAATCTAATGTTCAATTTTGGTTTAGTATTTTAGCAGCCATTGTAGGCTTTATTACAATAATCTTTTCTGTGTTTGTCTTCTCAAATATTAATTGGTATGATTACGTCTTGAAGACAATACCTAGTATTGTAATGGAAGCAGTATCATTTTTGTTTTTTAATCAAGCAAGAGAGACGAGAGATAGAGCAACTAAGTTCTTTAAAGAATTGAATTACGAGAAACAGATTGCGAAGAGTGTTGCTATAGCAGATACGATTGAAAGTGAGGAGATAAAGTCAAAGGTAAAATCACAAATAGCTCTGCGCATAATTGGAATTAACGAAACAGAATAGCATTACTTAAAGCCAACTATCAATATTCGGTAGTTGGTTTTTTATTGCCCAAAAGGAGGGATACATTGAGAAAATCATCAAAAGACTGCAGAGCAGATAGAGCCAGCGTAAACAGCCGTATACAGGCCGAGGCGGATGCAGCTATAAAGGCGCCGCCGGTTATGAGTTTCAGTGCGCAGATGCCAGCTTATACATATACAAGCCTGTGTCCGGATTCGAAGCTGAGGAAACCGCCTGCAAGGAAGAAGGTCCAGCATGAAGCTTAAAGAAAAACAGATAATCACCGTTCAGGTTTATCCTAGGAGGAAGTTTTGGACCATGATCGGCAGTAATGATGGTCTGATCGGGATCCTGCTGGACGATGGTGAATACATAGACATTCCCCAGGAGCGGGTGAGAATTGTATCGATGGAGGTGGAGAGAGATGGGAAAGACAAAAATAATGTACAGTAACAAGAAATGTCAATGCTGCGGAAAGTTGTATCCTCCGAAGACAGATCAAAAAAGGTGCACTTGTGAGCGAGCTGGGTTATTGGTTGAAACGGGAACATGGCACCAGCCAAAGATGGGAGGCGGTGTAGGTGGCATTTAAAACCTTATATGCTGTGTACTATAAGGGGAAGCCTTTAGGAGAGCATACCACTAAGGAGTGGGAGAGTCTGCTGTCCATTCCAAGGCAAGCCATAAGAGATTACGCCCGCGAGGGGAGAACCTACGGGAAACGGTATAAATTCAAGATGGTGGGAACGGTTTCTTCTGAGGGAGTAGAGTCCGAACCGGAGGAACCAGGTATTACAATGAGTGATCTGGCAGAGTTTAAGCGGTCTGTAAAAGTCGGGGACAAGTTTACTTACAAGAGTTACCGGAAAGACTTTGTCCGTGGAGTACAGATTGAGTTGGAAAAGATGATTGTGGTCAGGAAGTTTCCTCACCTTGTACAGGTGGCAAGTGTTAAGGATCCGAAGCGGATCGCAACCATGAGCTATGCAGAGTTGTATAAGCAGAAGAAGAACAAAGCTAAAAAGAAATTGACAACAGGGAGGTGATTGTTTGGAAAAAGAAGCGGCGGAGTTATTAGTAAGAACAGCAGCATTGGAGGCTGTAAGGGAGTTTGAAAAATTCCAGAAGAAAAACCGTAAGGTCAAAGTATTCCAGAATGCCAAGAAGCTCATGGAGAATTATAACCGGATATGCAAAAGTGTTCAGGAAGGTGTTTCCGAGTTGTCGGACGTGGACGACGGGGAAAAACTGGAGGAATTATCAGCAGAGGATATTTACATAAACAGCATTATAAAAAGTAAGCTGCGGAGTATCGTAATGATAGCACACATAGATAAGTGTTTGGGGCTTCTGGAAGAGGAGATGATCAGGAAGCAGACTCCTGAAAAGTATAAGGCTTTTAAATACTTCTATCTGGAGGCTATGGCTCCAGAGGATATCGCAGAAGAATTAAATTGTGCTGATAGAACTGTATGGCGTTGGGTTTCGGAACTTACGAATATTCTATGCGTATACTTGTTTGGTGCAGATGCAATCATACTTGATTAAGGGCTTGACAAGGAGTGTCAGAATGCTGTCATTGTCAAGTCAATATAGCAGAGTTATAATTGTAATATCCAAAATTGTATAAATTTCGTAATCTCTAATGGATATTACTGTAATAGGTACTTAAACACAAAAATATTTATAAGGGAGGAATTACTTTTCTGGCATATTAAAGGCATCAAGTTATTACTTCTTGATGCCTTTAGAGATACTAATTGTTTTCGTCCAAATTTCCAAGATCAGGTATAATTATTGTGCCTTCAGTTACAGATTGAAGTCCAAATGTTTTCCTTTCCAATCCCCAGCTTGGATTGTCGATACGTGAAGATGTACTTAGTCCTGATGTGCTTGCTGAATTACCGATAGAAGTATCTGGTTTTTGATTATTTTGTAAGGCCTTTAGGGCTGCTAACAAATCCTCATTCACATTATCACCCCCTTAAAATATTTAATATAAAAATATATACAACAAATGATATCAACGACAACTCTGAGAATTTAAGTGATTTTTTATACAAGCTTGTCCTTTTATCATTTATTAACTTATTCATTTTTGTTGCCTTTATGTAAAATGTGCAGATGGAAGAGGCAAAATCGCTAACTTGTAAAACTAGATATTCTGTTTTGTAAAAATCATCAACATTAATAATGGTGTAATCTTGTACTTGTATGCTTTTTATAAGAAAATTAAAGGATATAAAAGACAAAAAAATGGCTATTACATAAAGAGTAATCAGAAGTAAGGATAATACTATTTCTCTCATAGAAATAGTTTCTAATGTCAATAATTTATGAAGATCTATCATTTGCGCTAAAAGAAAAAAATATGCAGCAATAATTGGTAAGGCTATATTAGCTTTCGTATCAATAATTGAATTCCTGTTTAATTCATTGAAATATTCATCTTTCGCAATGCTTAAGAATAGTTCGCCGGATTTAAAATCCATGGTAGAGTCACTGCTTTCTGTTGAGTTAGTATTTTCCATATTGTACCTCCTATGTTTAATTTATAATATCATCTTTTGTTTATATTTGCTACATATATAAATAAATTATTTATATGTGGGATTTAATGAAACTAAATCTAAGTAATTTAAATAATTCCTTAGATATAGCAACTCCTTTCTCTTTTCTTTTGATTAATTTTGATGTATGATGTAAGAAAAAATTAGGAGGGGTGTAAATGGATTTTTTGGAAATGTTAGAACAAAAGAAAAGCGTTGTAAAGTTGGTAGACCATTACTTATATGATTTGCAAGACTTAAGAGAGCGAATGGGGCTTAAGATGATGTTTGGAGTAGATACATTTAGATTTGAAGAAGTAACATATGAAACAACGATAAAATTTGAAGTTGATATAAATGAACTTTATACAATATGTGCTGATTTAAAAAATGAAGTAGAAATTAAAGATAAAGTCAACGAATATTTAGCACAACTCTATTTTAAAAATTATATTATTCAAAAAAAAGATAGATAAAAGTGAAGACGAAATCAGGGTGTCTATTCTTTTGGTGCATGATGGAAGAAAAAAGGGGGATTTTCTGATGGATTTTGATTCTAAACAAAAAGTATTGGTTGCAATATATATGGAGTATCAAAAAGATATTCCTGAGATGGGATTTATACATTCTCAATCTGTAGGATTAGAATGGGAAACTTTTGTAATTGCATTATCAAAGTTAGAAAATGAAGGTTTAATCAGAGGCGTTAATTTTGTTAAAGGTGGGGGTAAAATACTTTCAGCTTTTATGGACAATGTTATGATGACCCCATATGGTTTGCACTATGTAGAAACCAAACTGAATATTCAACCAGAAAAAACAGGATTGGAAAAGATGAAAGGCATAAGCCAAAATGTAGCAGCATGGGGGTGGAGTGAAGCAAAGGATTTTGCAGCAAAAGTACTATCCGAAATCATTCAGAGCCAAGCGGGTATAAAGTGATTAAGTTACCTAAATTTAAGTATTATAGCATTCCAGAGGCGGCCAACCCCGTCTCTTTTTTAATATAAAAATTAGCCAAAATGGAAGGTGAGGTGAGACTGATGGCATTAACAGCCAAACAAAAAATATTTGCAGATGAATACTTGATTGATCTTAATGCTACCAGAGCTTACAAGGTAGCTTACCCCAAGGTCAAGAACGATGAAACAGCCTCAGCTGCAGGAGCCAGATTGTTAAGAAATGTTAAGGTTGAGGATTATATCCAGAAACGCATGAAAGACCGGGAAAAGCGTACTGAGATCACTCAGGACATGGTTTTGAAGGAGCTTGCAAAGATTGGATTTGCGGATGTCACTGATTTCGTCTCGATTGAAGATAAAGGAACCTATAAGGCTGTGCAGGTTAAGACCACAGATGAAATGCCGGGGGATAAGCTGGGAGCTATTGCTGGGATCAAGGAAGGGGCAAACGGCATTGAGATTAAGCTGAACGATAAAGGGAAGGCCTTGGAGCTGATTGGTAGGCATTTGGGTATGTTTAAAGATAAGCTGGAAGTATCCGGCACCCTGGAAACAGAGAAAACCAAGCTTGATGATCTTATCAATCAAATGCGTGGTGGTGATGGATAATGAGCAATGAGCGCCTGCTTTTGTCAGAGAAGTACAAAGCCTTTCTTAAACATGATGCTCCGGTTGAGTTCCTGGAAGGGACAACGGCCGCGGGGAAAACGACAGTCGGCCTTTTTAAGTTCATGCTTAAGGTTGCGGAGAGCCCCAAGAAGCTGCACATCATAGCAGCAAAGGATACCGGTACCGCTGAGAAGAATATTATCAACAAGGATCTGGGTATTATAGACGACTTTGGGATCCTGACTGAGTACAACGGAAACGGAACTAAAGATGATAAGATCCCGCACATTCTCTTTCATACTTCAGGAGGGGATAAGGTTATTTACGTTCTGGGTTATGGCGATAAAAAGAAGTGGCAGAAAGCCCTGGGCGGTCAGTACGGCTGCCTTTACATAGATGAGATAAACACTGCCGATATTGAGTTTGTAAGAGAGTCAGCCATGCGGTGCGATTACCTGATGGGAACGCTCAATCCTGATGATCCGAATCTCCCTGTCTACAAAGAGTATATTAACTGCTCCCGTCCGATTCCTGAGTGGCAGGAGGAGACACCAAAAGAAATACTGGAAGAATTACGAGAGGAACCAAAGCCCGGTTGGGTGCATTGGTTCTTTTCTTTTACCCATAATTTGGGTCTGTCAAAGGAGAAGCTGGAAAACATTATCCGGAACACTCCAAAAGGTACGAAGATCTGGAAGAACAAGATCCAGGGCCTAAGAGGTAAAGCAACCGGCCTGATCTTCCCGAACTTTGACCGGAAAAAGCATGTGGTTACTAAGGCTCATGCAAAGCAGTTTATACGCAACCAAAACGATCGCCATCAAACAGAGTGGTTTGTACACTTTTCTGCAGGTCTGGATACGTCCTATTCCCAGAAGTCACCGGATACCATTTCCATGAGCTTTATCGGGATCACGAACAGGGGAAACTGCTATGTGCTTGATGAAAAGGTGTACAACAACGCAGACCTGGGAACGCCTCTGGCCCCTACTGATACGGTCCATAACTTTATTGACTTCCTTGATCGCAACCGGAACGAATGGGGATTTGCCAGAGATACCTTTATCGATTCAGCGGATCAGGCAACCATAACGGAGTTTTTAAAATACAAGCGCCTGAATGGCTGCGTTTACAATTTCAATGATGCCTGGAAGAAAGAGCAGATCATTGACCGTATCATCAATCAGTTAAACTGGTTTGCCGATGCAGGCGCAAAACCATGTTTCTATATCGTGGATACCTGCTCAAATTATATTCGGGAGCTTGAAGTATACAGCTGGTTGGAAGATAAGGACAATACACCAGAAGATAAAAACGATCACATGGTAAACAGCGTGCAGTATGCATGGCTGCCATATGAAGTAAAAATCGGAACAGGAAGGAGGGCTTCATAAGTGGGTTGGTTTAAGGATATGTATTTTAAATTGCTTAAGATTGTAGGAGCAAAAGAGAGGAAGGTGGTCATAAAGGAACCCCTTTCCTTTCAGGGCAATGTTCTGAAAAATAAGATCTGGTACCGTGGAGATCCGTCAGAGCTGGAACAGTTTTTTAAACAGACTGCCTACTGTGATGTGTTTAAGGCAAGGTTCTGGGCTTCCGTTCCATTCCGGAAAGTAAGGAAAATCCATTCTGGCATTGTGGGAATCGTGGTGGATCGGTTTAAGGATATCATAACCGCAGATTTAAACGATATCAGCTTTGGAGAAAAAGGGGATAATCAGCCTTTAAAGGAATTATGGGATAAGATTGCAGAGGATAATGACTTTGAAGGACTCCTGGGCGAAGCAGTGGCCGGTGCTTTGTCAGCCGGTGATGGTGCCTTTAAAATAAGTCTTGACCAGGTCAGTAAATATCCGATCATAGAATTTTACGAAGCAGATCATGTGGAATACAAATACCTGCGGGGCAGGTTGACTGAGATTGTCTTCTCAACAAACTACTCATATCCGGATAACAAGGAAAAGGAATATCGCTTAGAGGAGACTTACGGGAAAGGGTATGTTCTTTATAAACTCTTCGATGATGCTGGTGGAGAAGTTCCCCTTAATACTCTTACTGAAACGGCGATCTATGAAGATACTGCCTATGACGGGGATTACATCATGGGAGTACCCCTTATCTTCTTCACATCAAGTAAGTGGAAGGGACGAGGCAAGGCGCTGTTTGAGGGCAAGACGGACGATCTGGACGCGTTGGACGAAGTGATCAGCCAGTGGCTTGATGCAGTGAGAAAAGGAAGAGTCAACCGGTATATTCCGGAGGATATGGTTCCCAGGGATCCCAATACAGGGCAGCTGATAGAGCCGAATGAGTTTGACAATGATTACATAGCCATAGGTGCAGTAAAGAAAGAAGGTTACAGCGATAAAATTGAGGTAGTTCAGCCCCAGATATCCTACGAAGCGTATTTAAACAGCTATACTTCCTTTCTGGATCTGGTTCTGCAGGGGATTATTTCCCCGGCTACTCTTGGTATTGATTTGAAAAAGACGGACAATGCAGAGAGCCAAAGGGAAAAGGAAAAGATCACCACTCATACCAGAGGGACGCTGGTTAAGGTGTTGTGTAAGGTTCTTCCTGAGTTGGTAAGTAAAATCATGATGACTTATGACCAGATGCAGAAAAAGGCTCCTGGGGAGTATAAAGTTTCCGTCAAGTTTGGAGAGTATGCAGCCCCAGGCTTTGATGCTGTTGTGGAGACGGTTGGCAAGGCTAGAACCAGCGGAGTCATGAGTATAGAGAAGTCCATTGATGAAATGTATGGCGATACTCTGACAGAAGATGAAAAAGCAGAGGAAGTCAAGCGGATCAAGATTGAGCAGGGGATCTTTGAAACGGAAGAACCTGGACTAAGTACGGAAGGGGTGAAGATGGATGAAAGTCAAGGTGATGAACCGCCAGTACCAAATGAGCCAGTTGGAGTACCAGGGGCTCCTGAAAGTGGCAAGTGAGCAGGTTCCGTTTGGCATTTACGCCGTTGAAAAAAAGGATTATGCAGAGCTCCGGTGTGATAAGTGCAAAAGCATTACCCAGCTGAAAGATCTTACCCGGAAGTTTAAGGCACAGGGATTAAAAGTTTTAGCAAATGGCAGGTGATCATATGAATGAGTATGATATCTCTGCCTCTTTTGAAGCGATTGAACAGGAACTTATTGCCTCCATGATCCGTAATATGAACCGACATAGGGCTGAGGAACTGAAAGAGGGATATGACTGGTCTATGTGGCAGGTAGAGCAGCTTAAGGCTCTGGAGAAATATAAGCTGGAAAATCAGAAGAAGTACAGCAAGCAGTTTAAAAGCATAAACGCCCAGATCGGAGAACTTATCTGGCAGGCCAGACAGCAGGGAGGCATGAAGCAGGAGGCGCAGATCCTCCGGGCTATTAAGAACGGCTTTAAAAGCTATAAGCCTGCTTCGGCAGCTACGCAGGCAGAGTTTTTCAAACTGAATACCCGGAAGTTGGAAGCTCTGATCAAAGCAACCAGCAATGATATGAAGAAAGCAGAGACGGCAGTCTTACGAATGGCAAATGACCAGTATCGTAAGGCTATTTTTACTGCTCAGGTGTATGCTAACTCCGGAGCCGGTACCTATGAAAAAGCAGTGGATATGGCTACCAAGGATATGCTTTCCCGTGGGCTTAACTGTGTGGAGTATAAGAATGGTGCGCGCCATGCTCTGTCAGATTACGCAGACATGGCAATTCGGACAGCCAGTAAACGGGCATATTTGCAGGGAGAAGGGGAGAAACGTCAGGAATGGGGAATCAGTACCGTTATTGTAAACAAGCGTGGAAACCCCTGTCCTAAGTGCCTTCCGTTTGTAGGAAAAGTTCTGATCGATGATGTGTGGAGCGGCGGAAAGGCGTCAGATGGTCCATATCCTCTTATGAGTGCAGCCATAGCAAGAGGACTCTATCACCCAAGGTGCAAGGATAGTCACAGTACATATTTCCCTGGGATATCTACTGCAGAAGATACCTGGACGAAAAGAGAATTGAGAGGCATTGATCAAAAGTATAAACAGGAACAGAACCATCAATACAACAAAAGGCAGGCGGATAAGTATGGTCAGTTGTCTCAGTATTCTCTTGATAAAGAAGACAAAGAAAAATACAAAAATAAAGCAGATGAATGGTCAAAAGCTTCGCAAGCTGATATAATACAGGAAGGAGCCTTTAAAAACCTTGTTATTGATCAGCTTCCTACCATGGACAGTATCAATTCGACTCAGGACAGAAAAGTATTTGCAGAGCATCTAATAGACCGGTTAGGAATTGAACGTAATAACATACCGGTGAAACTTCGGAAGATGGACGCCAGGGGTGGGTGCAGTTATTATCCTAAGGCTGATAAAGGTATCTGTGAATATATAGAATACGCTCTCCAATCTGATGATGAACGCTCCATGCCGTATCAAATAAAAACAGCATTTCATGAATCCTACCACTTGTCTTTACATGGACGAAAATGGGATGCAGTAAAGAATGGTCGACCAAGTGAAAAGTGGCGTATTATGGAGGAGACTTTTGCGGAGGTGGCGGCCCACCATGCTGCAGCACTATATGGCATTGAAGAGAAGCTTGCCCCAGCTTACGGTGATATTCTTGCAAAGACGCTACCCAGGCTTAAAAGGCTGCCTAAGTTTAAAAATTGTAATACTGCGATGGACTTTGGAAAGATAGCATGGAGAGATCGTCTTCTTGGGAATAGCGGTGTCTGGGAACAATTGTATGACGATACTTTCTCATTGAGGTTTGATGAACGTAGCTATTATAAGCAATATTATAAAAGTATTGAACTAAATAAAAAGGAGTTACTTAATAAGTTTTTTGAGAATAATCCTAAACTGCGGCAGTATGAAGACATGATGGGAGAAGATTTGAAAAACGCATTATCAAAAGTTGACCATGGAATATCGCTGGATAATTTAAGCACAAATGAGCGTGTGATATTTTCAAACGTTATAGTAAATGCTATGTGGAAGGAGGGAATAAAATAATGGTTTACATTCCGAAACAGTGGCTTCATAATCCAGAAAATGAAGTTAAAGTACATCAATTAATTGAAGAGTATTTTCCAAACACTTGTGTTTTGTCTATGGAAGATTTGGAAAAGCAGAAAGAATTTCCTGCCAGGTTGAAAGATCTGGGAGAGTTGGAGATCCTTAAGCATTATGAAAAAGGGGATATTGTAATGAATGGCTGATACCACTGATCTATTAAGGATTGGTGGTATTTTTATATTCTGCGTTGCGACCGTCGCAACAGATCGGAGGCAGTATGCACCGGATAAGAGAGGATCCGATATAATTAAAAATCATTACAGATAAAGCGCGCGGGATATCCTGGGCGTTATTTTATTGCTTAGAAAGGATGAGATCATGAAAAAAGAAGATTTTATTGCACTGGGAATTAGTGAGGAACAGGCAGCCAAAGCGGCAGAGGCTTCAAAAAAAGAGCTGGAATCCTATGTATCTAAAACTGATTACGATACAGCCAATCAGGCAAAGGGACAGCTTGAAAAGGATATCAAGGACAGGGATAAGCAGCTGGAAGATTTAAAGAAGAACAGCGGGGATAATGCGGAGCTAAAAAAGCAGATCGAAACCCTACAGGCTGAGAACAAAGCGGCCGTGGAGAAAAACGAAGCAGACATGAAGGAACTGAAGCTTTCCACTGCTATTAAGCTGGCCATTGCCGAGTCTGCACAGGACGCAGATCTGGTAACCGGTCTGTTTGATAAATCCAAACTGATTCTTTCTGATGATGGGAATGTTACCGGTTTGGAGGAGCAGTTAAAGTCCATAAAGGAATCGAAACCATTTCTGTTTAAGGAAGTAAAGACAGAACCAGCAAAAAATACTGGTTTCCGTCCTCTTGGTGCACCCGGTCAGCAGACTCAGACAACAACTACAACCGATGGCAGCAAGGTGAACATGAAATCCGCTATTGAAGCAGCGCTTCAGGCACAGATGCCGTCTAAATAAAATTAAGGAGATGAAAAACTATGGCTATTACGTTAGAAGAAGCAAGAAATAATGTGCAGGACGACCTGCAGATGGGGGTAATTGATGAATTCAGAAAGTCCAACTGGATCCTGGATCATATCACGTTTGATGATGCCGTTTCCCCGACCGGAGGCGGAGCAACCCCTACTTATTCCTACACCAGATTAAAAACACAGCCCACGGCGCAGTTCCGTGAAATCAATAAGGAATATACGCCCCATGAGGTGACCAAGGAACGCCACTCCGTAGACATTAAGGTATTTGGTGGATCCTATCAGATTGACCGTGTTATCGCCAATATGGGCGGTATCATTTCTGAAGTAGAGCTTCAACAGTCCCAGAAGATTAAGGCAGCGCAGGCGTTGTTTAATGATACATTTATTAATGGAGACATTGCTATAAATGGCAATGCTTTTGATGGTCTGGAAAAAGCTCTGACTGGCAGTTCGACAGAGTTTAACGCTGGAGAATCAGTCATTGATTTGTCTACCTCCCAGCTGGTAACGGAAAATTTCCAGTACTTCCTGGATATGCTCGATGAATTCCTCCGCGGCCTTGATGGAGAACCTTCATTCATTGCTGGTAATACCAAATTGATCTCTAAACTAAGAGCCTGTGCAAGGCGTGCTTCAATGTACAATGTAACAAAGACCGACTGGGGATCCAATGTGGAAGCCTATGGTAATATTCCGTTTGTGGATCTTGGGGCGAAACCGGGAACTAATGAGGAAGTGGTGGACATTGATGCAACCAAAGGAACCACATCACTCTTTGCGGCAAGGCTTGCGCTTGATGGACTTCACGGTGTATCCTACGCAGGAGTAGCGCCGGTGCAGACCTGGCTTCCTGACTTTACAACGGCAGGAGCAGTAAAGACTGGTGAAGTAGAAATGAATGCGGCAATCGCCTTAAAGGCCTCCAAGGCTGCTGGAACATTTCGTAATATCAAAATAAAATAAGGAGGAGTTTTCATGAAAGTATTTGCACCTAATAAACAATATACAGGTACGTCTGCAAGCGTATCTTTTTGCAATGGCGTGGGGGAGACAGAGGATCTGCGCCTATTACATTGGTTCAAAAGCCATGGGTATAAAGTTGAGGATCTGCCGGAATCAGAAGATCCTGCGGAAGATCCGGGAAAAGCCCAACAGGAGAATCCTGAAGCCCCAGAAGAAAATGTAGAGAAAGAACTGGATAAGGAGATAAAGAAAGGAAAATCTTCGAACCAGAAGGCCGGTGAGTAAGATGGCTTACGTCCCCTATGTGACACCGGAATATTACAAAGAAACCTATAAAGGTAGCACGGTGCCAGAAAATGAGCTGGAAAGAGCGCTCCGACAAGCCAGCCGCCATATTGATTCCCTGACTTACAATCGAATTGTTGGTCGGGGATTTTCCAATTTGACAGAGTTTCAACAGGAAGTCATTCAGGAAGTGGTATGTCTGCAGGCAGATTTTGAGCATGAAAACGCTGACGAGATCAACACGATCCTGTCCAGTTACAGCATAAATGGAGTGTCGGCACAGTTTGGAAGCTCCTGGAATGTGTTCATGGATAAAGGAGTGGCTATGAAGCGTGATGTATATGCACAGCTGTCCCAGACGGGTCTGTGTTGCCGGTTAGCGAGGTGAGCCTATGAAATACCCATGTTTAGTACCGAAAAGCCTGTGTAAGACAAATATAAAGGCCCACCTTGAAAGTGAAGAAACTAACAACCTGGGAGAGCCAAAATACAAGGCTGACTTAGATTTAAAGTGTAATTTTCAGGACAAGGCAAAGACGATCCTTACAGCAGAAAAGAAGCTGGTCCAGATAACCGGTACGGCTATGTTTCCTGGTGATATCGCTCCAGACTTCCCAACCTTAAGCGGAGGGACCGTTACTATATTTGGGGAAGAGAGACGGATCGAGCAGGGAAGCAAGAACCGGAATCCGGACGGGACAGTGAATTTTTGCACCCTGGAGGTGATCTGATGCAGGTCAAATCTACAGTGAAAATGAATATGCCACGGATCCGGCAGCTGACACAGGCTGCGGTAACTGCTCTTGAAATGACTGCGGATGCATTGCAAGGGGAAATAAGGGATTCTCAAGTCATGCCGTTCGATACAGGCAATCTTCAAGGGGAAAGTTTCTTCGCTGATTATTCTGATTCTTCCAAAGGAAAGGTTCAACTTGTGACCAGTACGCCTTATGCAAGGCGTTTGTATTTTCACCCGGAATATAATTTCCAAACCCATGAGAACCCCAATGCAAAAGGTCATTGGTATGAAGACTGGGAACCAGGGGGAGGCAAAGCAGATTTTGCTCCCGATGCATTTGAGAAATTTTACAAGAAAGTAGGTGGTGTATAATGCTGTCTTTAAAAGATGTACGCCAATATATATCCAGCTTGAATATTGCCGTAGATGATAATGTCTATATTGGAAAGATGGATAATAAAAAGCAGAAGTCTGTCGGAGTTTATAGCCGGTCAACGTCCGGACCTGCCAATATTGCCATTGGTGGATTGGAATGCACCACCTACGATACGAAGCTGGTTTCTCTTCTGGTCCACTGGAATAAAAGCAAGGACGAGACAGAGAGAACGGCTTTTGAGCTGTTTGAGAAACTAAGAGGTGTAACCAGCTTTACCATAGGAGATACCCCTATCAATTATCTGCGTCTGATGGTTCCTGAACCTCAGGACGTTGGGACAGATGATAGCGGAGTGTATGAATATGTGATATGGCTGGATTTTATTTATGAAAGGAACAGGTGAGATTAATGGGAGATGCTAAGGTATATCCTGTAAGCAATAACAAGTTTGAAATAGGCCTGAACGGCACTGAAGCAACAATGGTAGTTGTTGCCAACCTTACGAACTTTGCCCCTAGTATTGAAGGTGGCGTAGAAGAATGGAATGCCATGGAGCATGAAGGCTGGGGCAATGCGATGATGACCAGTAAGAAGCTATCCTTCAGCTTCCAGGGAAAGCGTACTTATGGTGACCCTGGAAATGACTACGTTGCGGGTCTTGCATTTAAAAGTGGAAACGATGTTGTAACCCCGTTTCGTTGGACAATGCCTTCTGGGGCAAAGGTTGAATGCGCCTCCATCATCAATGTGACCACTCCAGCCGGTGGAGATAGCACGGCGGTGGACGCTCTGGAATTTGAAGTAAAGTGCAAGGGTAAGCCAACATTCACAGAAGCGGAAACTACAAACACAACAGCAGCTAAAACAACAACAACTAAAACATCAGCTGCAAAAGCATAAGGAGGGAATTACAGATGGCAAGAGTAATTGATATTACAGATAAACTAACGTTTGAAGGAAATCCTATGCTTTTGATAAAAGGAAAGAAACTAGAAGTAAATGCAGACGCTCCCACCATGTTAAAAGTCATGGGACTTATGGGTTCTGATGATCCAGGAGTAAGTGAGATTTTAAAAACCTATGACATGATGTTCCCAGAGAAATCAAAAAAGGAAATCGAAAAGCTGGCACTAAATTTTAGTGATCTGATCGTGGTGGTTCAGGAAGCGGTAGGGTTAATTACGGGGGAGAATAACAGCCAGGGAGAGCAGTGACCCGTACTACGATCTTTTTGAAGACTGGGACTTGATTGTATCCAGTTTTCTTACGCAGTACGGGTTGAGAATACGAACAAAAGAATTTGAATCGGTTAGTTGGGATGAGTTTAAATCTCTGCTTTCCGGAATCGATCCGGAAACTCCCCTGGGGCGGATTGTGGCGATTCGATCAGAGACAGATAAGAATGTAATTAAAAACTTTAACAAAGATCAGAAACGCATATATGATACATGGAGAAACCGAAAGGCAGAAACAATGTCTCCGGCTACTTATGATCAGGAAATGAAAGCACTGGAAAAGATGTTTGCAGACTTGTGCAGATAGGAGGTGGTATAGTTGGATGACAGTGTAGGGCAGATCGGGCTTGATCTTGTCGTTAATCAAAATAATTTCAATAGGCAGATGGCCGGTATCCAGGGGTTGGCTAAAAAAGCAGGAGCGGCACTGGCGGCCGCTTTTGCTGTTAAGAAGATTGTTGATTTTGGTAAGAGTGCTATTGAACTGGGATCCGATCTTACAGAGGTCCAGAACGTTGTTGATGTAACATTTCCTAATATGTCGAAACAGATTGATGCCTTTGCCAAAAATGCAGCGCTTTCTTTTGGTCTTTCTGAAACAATGGCCAAGAAATTTACGGGTACATTTGGAGCTATGGCGAAAGCGTTTGGATTTTCAGAAAGTGCTGCCTATGATATGTCAACCACTCTGACCGGTCTGGCCGGTGATGTGGCATCTTTTTACAACCTCTCCCAGGACGAGGCATACACAAAGTTGAAATCTGTATTTACTGGCGAAACTGAGACATTAAAAGATCTGGGTATTGTTATGACCCAGAACGCCCTTGATGCCTACGCCATGGCGAACGGATATGGTAAGGTTACTGCAAAAATGTCCGAAGCTGAAAAGGTGGCTCTACGATATCAGTTTGTACAGGACCAGTTGGCGCTTGCCACCGGAGATTTTACCCGTACAAGTGATAGCTGGGCCAATCAGGTTCGTATTTTAAAGCTACAGTTTGATTCCCTGAAAGCTACTATAGGTCAGGGGCTTATTAATGTACTTACCCCGGTTATCCACGTAATAAATACCATAATTGGAAAACTGATGAGTCTGGCCAACGCCTTTAAATCATTTACGGAGCTGATATCCGGAAAGAAAGGGTCTGGAGGTGCATCAGCTGCAGCTGTTTCTGGCATGGAAGATGTTACCAATGCAGCAGACAACGCTTCCGGAGCAGTGAGCGGAACAGGAGCGGCTGCCAAGAAAGCGGCAAAAGATATTAAAGGTATGTCCACCGGTATTGATGAATTGAATGTCATTAGTCCGGATACTGGTTCTGACAGCTCTGGTGGTGCTGGAGGGGCTGGCGGTTATGCTGCGGATGAGTTCAACATGGGGGAAGTGAATACCACTGGTGTTGAGGAAGCCAGTAACAAGTACCAGGCTTTAATTGATAGAGCGCGAGAACTGAAAGATCTATTTAAGACTGGTTTTAGTATCGGTTTTGGAGACACATCGGTCATTGACAGCATTCAGAATTCCATACAAGGTATTGGACAGAGCCTCAAAGGGATCTTTACGGATCCGGCGGTTTTTGCTTCGGCTGAGGAATTGGGAAACCGGATAGCCGTAAATATGGGAAAAGCTGCAGGCAGCATGGCTTCTATAGGGACTACCCTTGCAGATAATCTGCTAGGCGGAATTAATAAGTTTTTAGAGCAGAACAGCCAGCGGATTAAGAATTATCTGATTTCCATGTTTGATATCGGTGCGAATATCACTGACATTGCCGGTAATATCAATGTTGCATTTGCAACGATTTTCTCAGCTTTTCGCAGTGATAGTGCAAAGCAGATCACAGCGGATATTATAGGCATTTTTTCAAGTGCCTTTTTGGGGGTAACAGAATTAGCTGCTAAGTATGGCAGAGATATTTTAGATGTACTTACGGCTCCATTTATACAAAACAGGGATTTGATAAAGACCTCCCTAGAAAATACGTTTTCAGCAGTAGAGCCTATTTTTCCTGAAATTAAGTCCATTGTTGATGAAGTGGCAACAAAGGTTAATGAAACTTACGATGTAGCTTTTAAACCTTATTTTGAAAATCTGAAACAGGGATTAGTTGAAATAGGCGCTAGGTTCCTTGAACTCTACAATCAGTATATGCTGCCAGTTATAACCTACCTCGCAGAAAAATTTGAAGATTTTCATACACGGGTATTAACTCCGCTTATTGATAAATTTATGGAGTTCTTCTCAAAAATGGCAGAGGCAACCAGCGTTCTATGGGAGACTATTCTAAAACCGTTTATCCTATGGTTTATGGAGATTGCCTTCCCCATTATAGCAACATTTGTGAAAAACTGTATAGATGCTTTCGCCGCCTTTTTTGAAAGCGTAGCAGGGGTCATAGGAGATATTATAGATATATTCATAGGGCTATTAGATTTCATAATAGGGACACTGACTGGAGACTGGGATAGGGCATGGCAGGGAATTAAAGAAATTTTCGGCGGTATATGGAACGGGATTAAAGATTTGCTTGGAGCCGCATTAAACTGGATATACGTCCAGATACAATTGGAATTTGGTTTAGTAAAAGCCGCAATAGAATTTGTATGGAATGCCATTGTAGCATACTTAAGTGGGGTTTGGGATTCTATAAAAATTAAGGCAGCGGAAATATTTGAAGCTCTTCGAGAAAAATTGTCAGAAATCTGGGACAGCATAAAGGCAACTATTGAAGAAAAATGGAATGCCATCAAAGAGTGGTTTGATCAGATCTGGCAGAAAATCAAAAATGTGTTTAAGCTTGATGAAATGACACAGATCGGTAAAGATATGATGAATAATTTTTTTAGCGGTATGCAGGAAGTGTGGAAAGACATTACCAGCTGGTTAGGTGATATTGCTGGTGAGGTAGGAAAAGCATTTAATACGGTTATTGATGGAGCTAAGAATTTAATCAGTAAAGCCAAAGATGATGCAGAAGAAAAGGAAGAGAAGGACTCATCTGGTCCCGGAAGTAGCAAAGGCTATGTAAGTAGCGGACCAGGAGTGAAAGGTCACGCAACAGGAGGATTCCCCACTTCCGGCAGTCTGTTTGTTGCCAATGAAAACGGCAATCCTGAAATGGTTGGTAACTGGGGCGGTAAAGCAGCCGTTGCCAATAACATGCAGATCACAGAAGGTATTACAAGAGCGGTTCAGTACGGTATGAGATCTGCCATTGCTCCATTAACCTCCAGTATAAGTGCCATGGTTAGTAATGCCACACCGCAGCTATCCCTGATCGGTACCACAGGACGCAGTACAGGAGCAGCAGATCAGGTTCAAAACATGGCAAATCAGGTTATGACCATGCCGACAGAATCCATGTCCGATCATTATCTGTCCCTTATGGTGGAATTACTGCGCAAGATCATAGAGCTGATCGAAGCAATGGATCTGACCGTAAATATAGATATTCGAGAAATTAAAAAGAAACTATCCGATCTGGACAAGAGAAGCGGTTTTTCAATGAGAACAACGTAAAGGAGGCGGTGCTATATGGCAGTAATAACAATCAATGGCCGGGAGTTCCCGTCTCCCGACATTGGCGGAAATTTGATTGTCGCAACAAATGTAAGTGACGGGAAAAATGCGAAAGGTGAATTTATTGGTCAGAGAGTGGGAAGGGATCAGCATAAATTTGAGGGATTACAGTGGAAGTTTTTAGATGCTGCCACCTGGGCTGCCATGCTGCAGGAGTTTGATAAATTTGTAGTAACAGCCCGGATTCCAGACATGGTAAATAACCGTATGATGACAATCCGAATGTATCCAGGAAACCGGACGGCCACACCCGTTGAGTTTGATAAGGAAGGACTTCCCACCATGTATCAGGATTGCAAAGTAAATATTATTGACTGCGGGGTGATTGAGTAATGCAGGCAGCGAGTACCCAATACAAGGATCACATGAAGTCAAAAGATCGCCTGCGCAACCAGACCTATATCCGGGTTACCATTGGTCTGATCAACCAGGAGGCGCAAGCCAGTGCATATATACCCGATCATGGGAATTATGCTTATTATTCCAGTTTCAAGCAACCGTTAGATAATTATGAGGTCCAGGAGCTTTATGCCACCTGCGATCAGGACTACACACCAGTAGATGGTAGCATGTACTTTCTTCCAAGGACCAGGGCGGATGTGGTTTTAAATCAAGGAATTGTGTCAAAGGAACTTGTGGGACCGGTAGAAATCCAGTTCCCGGTTCAATATGATATTAAAGGGTTGACCATAGAATTTGGGAAAGCCTTTCCTGTGGATTTTATAATAGAATCTGATAACAACACAGTGGAGATCACCGGGAATAAATCTGGGCATTTTGTAACAGAGGAGATATTTGCAGGAGCAACATTCCTGCGCTTTACACCGTCCAGCATGGTAAACGGTCAGAGCCGATTCCGGATTCATAAGATCACCATGGGTATCGGGATCTATTTTGATAATCAGCGGATCCTGTCTGCTACCAAAAAGGAACATATCAGTCCGATCATGGAGGAGCTGCCGACCATTGACTTTAATCTATCCGTGAATAATAAAGACAGAGCCTTTGATATTGAGAATGAGGAAAGCTCCGTAAACTTTCTGGAAATAGGTCAGGATATAACTGTTCTTTATGGTCAGAAACTTGATGACGGATCCGTGGAGTGGCTGCCAGGAGCAAAGGTGCGATTAAAGGAATGGTCTGCAGACGATGAAGAAATGTCTTTTTCTGCCTCAGATCGGTTCGACTACATGGACGGGACTTATCATAGAGGTTTGTTTCGCCAGGAAGGGATCAGTCTGTATGATCTTGCACTTGACGTGCTTTCCGATGCGGGAATTGATAGCCGGACTTACTGGATAGACAGTTATTTAAAGTCTGTAAAAGTGGTAAATCCGATGCCGGTTGTCGCGCACAAGGAAGCCCTGCAGCTGATTGCCAATGCCGGCCGGTGTATTCTCTACCAGGACCGTGGAGGGAATATCTTTCTGAAATCCAGCTTCATTCCGGCTATGGAAGCCATTTCAGATAACGAGACTTATTTCAGTCAAGCAGGATCCATCCTGGATAAATCGCCTAAGAAGCCTTATGCTATGTCCGCACAGAACTATATAAACGTAACCCCTACACAGTATTTTCTTCCAAGGCAGGAAGAAGGTGCGATCTATCTAAATGCCGGATATATCTCAGAGGCAGTGGCGGAAAGTAATGGATCCTTTGCAGTCAATCCGACCGTAGAAATTAACCTGGAAGCCTCATTCAAATGCTTCGGATTGACGTTAGAGTTTGGAAGTAATAATCCGTTGGAAATGGTCTTTCACGCCTACCGTGATGGGGAACTGGTGGAAGATTACATTGTATCAGGACTGACTGCAACAACGGTCATTAGCCACGAATTCGAGGAGTTTGACAGGCTGATCTTGGAATTTACCAAAGGCTGTCCGAATAACCGGATCGTCTTAAATAATATTACTTTTGGGGACAGAACCGATTATGTTTTTGAATACGGTCATGAGTTGACCAAAACACCAAAGGGGACACAGCTTGCCAAGGTTAGGGAGCTGCAGGTAATCAGAACGCTTTACAATCGGGCAGGGGAGATAAAGGAATTGGCGAAAGAAATGATTGTGGTAACGGCTGCAGATAACCGGTATACCTTTTACTTTACCAATCCATCGTATGACCTATCCTGCGCGATTACAGTACCAGGGGAGGGGCAGACAGCAACTATTCTAGATAGCAGCAATTATTTTGCCACGGTGGAACTTACAGGGGTTACGGGGACCGTTGAGGTATCCGTATCGGGCAGAGAGTACACAACTGTTAAAACTAAAGTAAGCAGGCAGCTAAATCCAACCGGCAGTATGGAAACATGGGAAAATCCTCTGGTATCTGATGCAGTTCACGCCGTCAATATTGCGGATTGGATCGGTGATTACCTAAAAGCAGATCGGCAGTATGATCTTCAGTATCGAGGAGAACCCCGAATTGATGCAAGCGACATTACATTTCTGGAAAATAAGTACGTTCCGGATCTGCTCCTGAGAGTGTATGAGCATACATTAAAATTCAATGGAGCTTTATCCGGATCGGTAAAGGCAAGGAGGGACATGAGCAATGTGGCAACCGTCAAAGACTAACTGGAAAGAGGGAGACTTCTTTAACATTGAAGACTACAATCGAATAAAGGGAAATTTAAACGAGATCCGGTCACAGGCACTTCTGCTCTGGCCGGATTTTGAGTTTGAGAAAATGGGGGCTGATAAGACCTATCAGGACTATGGATTCTACGCAGATGAAATCAACCGGTTTGAGGCTAATGTGGCTCATATTTGTAATGGCACCTATCCATTTAAAGTGGGGAATCGTCAAACCTTTTATGTTAATCAGCCCTTTATTGACTGGAAGGAACTAAACCGAATTGAAGAAGCCTGCCGGTTGATCTATAGCAACATACAAAGCCGTTATGACGGCAGAAAAACATTATCTTTTACACTAAATGGAGGTGCTTTTTAATGGAACTGAAAACAGATTATATGGATGCCATGTTTGATGGCCAGCGCCGGTACCGCTTAATACCCAATGAGGATGGAACTTACAGCCTTCCGGACGAAACGACTTACACCCAGAAGGGTGATAAATTTGGAGCTAATGATATAAACCAGACCAACGAAGAGATCAATAAACTGGAGGCTGTTAAGATAGTAACCTTGCCTATCGCAGGTTGGAGTAACTCCGCTCCATATACACAAACAGTGGAGGTTCTTGGCATTGCTGAGAATGACAGGCCCATAGTGAGCCTATATTTGCCAGACGACATAACAGCGGCGGATGTGAAACTGCAAAGTAAATCTTATGGCTGCATGGATCGGGCGCTTACTGGTGCTGAAAACATAACGGTCTATTGTTATAGTAAGAAACCAGCAGTAGATTTTCAGATTCAGATAAAGGGGGTATAAGGTATGGCAGAATGTATTATTTTAAAAGGCGGAGGAGGGGCAGATCTTGATGTGGTGACAGCTGGGAAGCCTGATGTGCTGACCGGTAAAGTAATTGTAGATAAAGATGGGGAGCCATTAACTGGATCCATGCCAAACCGCGGAGCTATTTCCTCTACCCTTAATGCCGGTGGGAGTTATACAATTCCTGAAGGATACCACAATGGGTCTGGAAAGGTGACGGCAAACAGTCTGGCAAGCCAAACATCGGCAACAGCTTCTGCAGGTCATATATTAAATGGGCAGACTGCATGGGTGAATGGAAACAGAATTACAGGTAATATTGCTTCAATGGGAGGTCAGACGATAACACCTAACACATCTTCTCACACTTTATCATGTAGTGGTAAATATATGACAGGTAATGTCTATGTTCCTGCTGTGTCTAATTTATCAGCAGGAAATATTAAAAAAGGTGTAAATGTTGGAGGGGTTACGGGTACTTTTGAGGGTTATGTACCGACAGCAACGGATTTATATTTGAGAGGTAATAATATTAATGGTTGGCATTCTACAGGAGGAGATACCAATCTTTTAAGATACGATTCTCAGGCAATTACACTTCTTGGTCCCAGTAGAGTAAACATTGATGCTAGAAAATCCTTCTCAACAATAGGACATAGCTGGTTGTGCTTTGAAATGAGCATTACCAATGGCGGAACAATTGAACTTTATGCTCCAGACGGAGCGACGGTTCTTAGTAGAGTGGCCATGAGTCAAACTGGGAATGTTACCGTAAAATTAAACATTTCTTCTGTGTCATTTGCATCCTTAATAGCACTTCGATTATATAGATTTTATGGGTCCTTATTCAGGATTTATTTAAGTTAATAAACCAAGAAAATGAATTGAAAAAGGTATATTGAAAGGAGAAGTTAAATGAACGTATACACAAATAATAGTTATGAAATAATAGCAATAGATGCAGAACCTCAGCATTATGAGTACGTATTCAAATGTGATCATACCAGGACAGAGATATTTGGAGATTTATGTGATATCTGTATTCAAGGTTATAAATATGAACCACAATACGAACTGATTTTCAATGAAGATGGAAGTAATAAAATAGATGAAAAAACAGGAGAATTGCTCTATAAATTAGACATAGATGGAAATAAGATTCTAAATGGTTATGCTTGTTATCCGTTTATAGATTGTCAAATGCTTATGTTAATTCAGAAGCAATATGGAGAGTACAAGAAGAGAGAAATCGCACTTACAGCAAAAATAGATTATATATCTATGATGGCAGGAATTAAAACAGATGTAGACCAAGATTAAATAATTTTAAAAGTATTTTACAATGAAAAAATAGGGTCTTTTCTATTCTGAAAAACAAAGCAGACCTTTGGATATCAGAAGAAGGTTTATAAATTTATTGGATTGTAATATATGAATAGCCACTAATAGTAGGAAACTAATTAAATATTGTGCTTAATTAATGTTGATGATATAATCTGGTTTAACACTATGAATTATAAGGGGTAAATAAAGTATATGTATTACATTGATAAACAACAATCTGAGAGAATTCAGATTATAAAAGTTATTTGCACAATTATGGTGATATTCATTCATTCTAATTCATCGACAGCATCTTTTGGTAATACTAGCATTACAAGCGATTTTTCATATTGGCAACAGATTATACGTTATATAATATCAGAATGTTTTTCGCGAATTGCTGTACCCTGTTTCTTTATTGTATCAAGTATTTTATTACATTCAAAAACATTTACATGGGCAAGTAATATAAATAAAAAAGTTAAAACTTTATTATTACCATATTTTATTTTTATTTCATTATACATAGTTATATTTTACATAGCGCAAAGCATACCATTTACGTCGAAATACTTTTCAAATGGAGATAATGTTATAAGTGCCTGGGGTGTTATTGACTGGATTGATGCTTATGTTGGAAAAATTAATAGAGATATGCCTTTTAATGTGGCACTATGGTTTGTAAGAGATTTATTTATTTTAAATTTTTTGTCAATACCAATTCAGAAAGTTGTAAATAAGTTTCCAAAGCTTTTTTTCCTTTTCGTGGCATTAATTTGGATATATAACTGGTCTACACCTATTGTCAGTAATCAAGCAATTGTTTTTTGGGTATTAGGAATATTGATTGTAAAATATAATTATAAAATTGATAAATTTGATAATTATAATTGGCTTGTGATTATTACTCTTACCTTATTTTTTTTAGTAATGGATTGTGTATATAGATCAACAATGATACATCAAATTTCTATCATTCTTTACATGATTATAGTTGTTAAAATATCAAAAAAATTAGCCATTGGGAAATTAAATAAAAAAATCTTAATTATGTCCCAATATAATTTTTTTATATATGCATTTCATTTCGTTGTTTTGTTGACTATTGTAAAATTCTGTGGACATTATTTACCACAATATCCTTTAGTAGTCTTATTAGAATATGTTATATCACCTATTGTTACATTACTATTATGCGTTATCATAGCAAAAATTCTTATACACTTCACACCCAGGTTATATAGTATAATTACTGGTAGTAGATTGATATGGAGCAGCTCGATTTGAGTATGCTCCGTTTTTATAATTTCAAATATTTTTATAATTAATAGAGAAGTTATGTCTGACAAAAAAATAACTCCTAGTGCCTAATTAAAATATGTATTAATGATTGCAGGAGTAGAAACGGAGGTAGACAATGAGTAAAAACTTTGAAAAAGTAAAGCGGTTTTATGATGCAGGTCTGTGGCCAGAAAAATGGGTAATAAATGCAGTGAACCGCTGGATCACAGCGGCTGAGTACCAGGAGATCACCGGAAAAGAATATGAGAAAGAGTGAGGATAATGAAAATGAAAAATACAATATGTACAGTAGCTGGAGTAGTGGGAAGTTTTATAGCGTCTTTGTTTGGGGGCTGGGATACCGGAATAGGTACCCTGGTCCTTTTTATGTCGATTGATTTTCTTTCAGGACTGGCAGTTGCCGGGATATTTAAAAAGAGCACCAAAACGGAAACCGGGGCGTTGGAATCAAAAGCTGGTTTTAAAGGCCTGTGCCGTAAGTGCATGACACTCCTGTTTGTTCTGATCGCTTATCGCCTGGATCTGGCCATTGGAACCAGCTACATAAGGGACGCTGTAATTATCGGCTTCATGGCAAATGAGCTAATTTCCATCGTGGAGAATGCCGGGCTTATGGGTCTGCCGCTTCCTGCAGTTCTGTCCAAAGCCATTGACATTCTGACAAAGAAAGCAGAAGTAACTGAATAATTCTTGTTGCGACGTCGCAACTTTTGGGCCTGGGACAATCCTGGGCCTTAATTTATGATAAAATAAAGAAACGAAAGGACAAGTAAAATCATGAGAGATATAACATTGTGTCACCCACGCCTGCAGGCTCTGGCCGCGAAGCTGGTGGAAGAATGTAGCAAGCAGGGATTAAAGATTGCTATTGGACAGACTTACCGGACGGTAGCTGAGCAGGATGCTTTATACGCCCAGGGCAGAACAAAGCCGGGGAATAAAGTAACCAATGCACCAGGAAGTACATACAGTTCCTATCATCAGTGGGGGACTGCCTTTGATATTTACCGGAATGACGGCCAGGGAGCTTATAACGAAGCCGGGAACTTTTTCGGTAGAGTTGGAGAAATCGGTGTAAGTATTGGTCTGGAATGGGGCGGTAATTGGAAGTCACCGGTTGACAAGCCTCACTTCCAGCTTCCAGACTGGGGCAGTTCTACCAAGGGAATAAAAAAGGTATATGCAAATCCAGAGGAGTTTAAGAAGACATGGAATGCTGAAACTCCAGAAGAAAAGAAATCTGGCTGGAAAGAAGAGGACGGCGGATGGCGATTCTATAATGGCGATACAGGGGAGTGTGTGCGGAATGATTGGCACCATGATGAAAAAAAGGATATCTGGTACTGGTTTAATGGAGCCGGAATGATGATTACTAATACCTGGTATAAATACAAAGGGGACTGGTACTATCTCAATGCTGATGGTGTTATGTGTCGGTCACAGCTGGTTGATGATTCTGGAAAGATCTATGCTGTGGACGCTGACGGAAAGATGGTAACGGAGCCAGTGAAGCTCACACCGGATCAGGACGGGGCGCTGCAATATCCAGGATTAGTGAAATAGTGCTAAATTTGTTTGGTAAGGTTACCGATTGTACAGATTGAAACAAGGTGATAATATACAAGCATTCTAAATCATAAATGAAAAAGCTGAAATCCCAGAATACTATAATCGATTATATTAAAAATTTACAAGTCATTTGTTGTTATCAGATGGCTTTCTTTTCTGCAATTTTATTTACTGATTTAGAATATTTATAACAACAATAATTACAAAAGATAAATTACGGAGGTACATAGTATGAGTAAGAGAGCAGTGCTAAGATTTGCAACGAGTATTTGTTTATCAGTTAGTTTGTTGCTTTTAGGACAGATTAATGTTTTTGCTGACACAATAGATGGAGACATTAAACCTATTCATGAATATACATTCGATAATGATGATACCAAGACGGTATATGATTCAGGTACAGGCATTGTCATTAATTTTGATAGTTCAGGTTATAGCAAATTTATTTCTGGATATAACGGGATCGGACAAGCAAGACTCTTTGAAGGTAATATGGCGTTACTTTGTAGATCGAACAGCATGGTACCAAAAGGGCAAAAATCAATTAGATTTAAAATAAAAAAAGATGCTTTAACAGTATCAAGCAGTAAAACAGAACCGATTTTTACAACTCTGAATTCCCAGGGTGGATTATATATAGGTATTGGAAAATATGATAATATTACAACACCTGGCAGTCTTTATATTCGACATCAAAATAATACAGGTTCTGAAGGAAATTCAATAAATTTTGAAATGCAAACCTCAAATAGCATATGTGATGGGCAATGGCATGATATTTTATTTACTTGGGATGGCACAACAAATACAAATTCCGTCAAACTATATATAGACGATATGACAATTCCAATTGCACAAACAACAGCTAATGCGCCTGATGTCTACTCGGGCAATATTTATATCGGAGGTTATACAGATACTGTCAAAACTACATCTTTCATTGGCTGTTTAGACAATCTTCAGATTTATGATTCTGCTATAACAATAAAATCAAATACAACACAACCAACCGGTAATAAAGCCCTTCTTGTGATCACCATGGTAACTGGTGAACGGAAAGAATATGAAATGACTACAGATAAAATAAATGACTTTATTGCTTGGTATAAAAGTAAAGCAGCTTCTAGCCCCACTTATATGATTGAGAAGGATTATAATAAAGCATCGTTCACAGCTCGAAAAGATTATATTGCTTACGAACAGATTTCAAACTTTGAAGTGAACGAATACAATGAGTGATGAAATAACCCTGGGGAACCGGGGTTTTTTCTTTGTGAATTTTACTTTGCTAATTTTGTATGAACTTTATTATTGATGGAAAAGATTAATTCTTTAAACAAAGAGCCAGTCATAACTAGAGTGTGCACTGCATGTGTCTGATAAGGTTGGGGCGTAGTATATAGGTGTTTTTAAATATAGTGTAATTGTAAGTTAATAATGTTGTAAAGCAAGAATTTGTTTGATAGAATGAAGATATAAGTTTTTTATACAAAAGAAGTTACTAAATCAAAGTAATAAGTATTTTGGAAAAGGTAATTGATAATTTGATGGGGGAATACAGATGAATGATGTTAATAACATAGTATATGGCGATGAAAAACGCATTTTTATTAACACAGCGCTTGGCTGTAATTCAGGGTGTAAATATTGTTATCTTTCTAATTTAGGAGTAGGTAAGGATATTACATATTATACTGCTGAAATAGCTATAAAAAAAGTAATTAATATGTCTTGTTTTTTACAAGGTAAAGAAGGAACCATTATTTCTATAGGCTGTTATTCTGAATGCTGGGACAAAACAAACAAAACCAATACCATTAAAATTATAGAGTTCTTTGCTCGAATGGGAAATTATGTACAGTTAGCTACTAAGAAGAAAATAGAATTAAAGGATCTACTCTATATAGATTCTTTGCTTTTATTTAAGAATCAGTTGAGTATTAATATAAGCGTCCCTACCATTTCAAATGCCTTAATATTAGAACCGAATGCAGATACAATTAGTGAGCGGTTAAGTTTATTAGAATATAAAAGTAAGTTAAATAAAATATATATATCCTTATATATAAAACCTGTATTAAAAGATATAACTATAAAAGATATAACTCAATATATTGACCTAATGGAAAAATACAAAATTAGTGCTGTTATTGGAGAATTATTAGTTACAAACATGGATGAAAATAAGATAAATGAATTGGTAGGAGAAAATAGATTGAAAGAACTGCCGTGTTCAGACACTAATATTATTATGGAAAAACTGAGAGGGATAGGTAAAATATATTTTCATAGCACAGATTTTATAAATGAACAGCGGTTTTTGAAAGAGGAAAGAGTATGAATATAACAGAATTTTTAGATTTGCTTAATCAAATAGTTCTTTTAATCTTAGGTCTATCAACTATTGCAGGTATACTTGATTATGTGGGTTTTTTACCTAAATGGTTACGTGGAAAACTTAGGCTGAATCGTAATGATGATACTTTGTCTCTTCTTAGAGAGTTAGGAGTTAATATAGATCAACAAAAGAGAATGAATCAATTTATAAGTTTTCCAAGGGATTTACATCAACAATCATTAGAAGAGACCACAAATGAAGCTTTAAAAAGATATACAATTAAAAAGAACATAGCTATTGGACATAATAGATTTACAGAAGTAGACTATTATATCGATTTGATTGGGGCGACATGTGATTCAGAAATAGCAATTTATTTTGCACGCTTGTTAAGTACTTACTGGAGCATTACCTCATTTAATGGTAATGATATTAAAAACAGTGAATTTGATTTTGTGGTTTCGCCAAAAGGAGGTAGTCCAATTTTAGGCTATGAATTTGCTAAACTAATAGGAAAACAATTTATTATACATGAGGAAAAAGAAAGGTTTAGGAATCATACAGATGATTTTAGATCAAAATTTAATTGTAAATCTATTCCTGAGAAGGGTAAAGTAGCATTAATAGTAGATGATAGTACAACTGGAGGAATGATGGTTATTGAGACAATTAAGGATCTAAAAAAGTTTGGTTATAACATATATTCATGCTTTGTTGTGTTTGAGCCACAACACAAGGATGCTAGGCAAAAATTAGCGCAACAAGGAGTTCAATTAGTATCAATAGTTAAAACTCATTCTAAACGATCTTGA